AATGAATTGCGTTTCCTCCAGTTCCACCATTTGCCGATCCACCATAACCTTCAACACTTCCATTATTATCAATAATTAAAGTACCACCCATACCGGACGGTATATTCATGGCATGGTTTCCTGATGTAGCTCCGATGGTAACGCCAGAGTTAATAACAATACGTTTAGGTACTGCTGATGCCCAGTTAGAACCAAAGACACTAGCGTAGTTAACGTTATTAGTATTACTACTATGTGTATGAATTATTTCATTAACAGCACTATAAAAGTTTGAAAGAGATATTGTCCCAGATGTAGGAACGTTAGTATTATTTCCAGGAACTTCTCCACCATTTCTATAGTATTCAGAAAGAGAGTGAGGGGTTGAACCCCCAAACTCATCTACTATATCTTGGATAGAAATGGCTCCAGAACTCTGAATCGCCATTACTTACCTCCTTTTAATTCGTCTACTTCTGCTTTAAGTTCGTTAATTGCGTTTATAAGTACGCCTACTATTTTTCCGTAATCAACTGATTTGACTTCTGTTGTTTCTCCAGTAGATGGATCTGTGCTTACATTAGTTAAAACTACTGATGGTATTACTTCTTCTACTTCTTGTGCAATAACACCTATAGCCTCTTTACCATCTTTTATCCACTTATAACTAACACCACGTAACTTACCGCAGATACCAAGAGCATCATTAATAGTATGTATGTCTGTTTTTAGTCTTGCGTCAGAGTAAGCTGTTACGTTACCAGTAGCAGTAAGGTTCCCACTACTATCAAAAAGACACGAAGTATTACCATTAGCCTGTCTAATTCTAGTTCCATTAGAACCACCTTGAATGTATAACCAGTTAGAGTGATGTTGTATTTTTGCACCATAATCTCCTGTCCAGTTTCCATTACCAAGTCTAATATCAGAATTACCTCCAACAGTTACAGCACCAGCTCCACCAGTAAATGTAATATCTCCGCTGGCTGTATCACCAGTATCTGACCTTAAGAAACTTGAACCTTGTACACCATCTAGTTTGTCAGCGTCTAATCCAGAGCCAGAACCTTGATTACCAGAGTGCCAAACGGTCTTTTCTGTACCATCTACTAAAAATTTTAATCCGCTTGAACCACTTTTTATTCTTACACCTTCGTTTGTTTCTTGATTATAAAGTTCAATGTAGCCGTTTGCATTCCATTGCATGTAGGCTTTATTAGTTGTGCCTTCTTTCCATCTTATGTAAGGGTCATTAGAACCTTGTAATATTAAATGTTCATTAGTAGTAGTATTAATGGTATAAGCACCATTCATGGTATCGCCTTGATCTGACCTTACAAAACTAGAAGCATGTAAACCATCAACTTGGTCAGCATTAATGTTTAGTGCATCAATATCTGATTTAGTTTGGTCAGCAGTCGCACCGTTTTCTACGTTTATTATTGTTCTTACATCTGACGCATTGAGCATAGTTGGATCACCAGTTCCGCTACTCAATCTACCCATAATTGTTTGAGTGTAGATATTTTGCAATTTGCTAAAAGTAACTTGGTTATCTGCAATGTGAGCTTCATCAATACTTCCGTCTACATAGTGTTCAGAGTCGATAGAATCATCGGCTATTTTTGAACCGTTTACAGCATCTGCATTTATATCTGCATTAGCTATTGTTAAGTTTCCAGAAACGTTTGAATCTGTAATTTTTACGTCTGAAGGTAATGTCCCAGCAGCGATCTTACCGACTGCTATGGAGTCTGTACCTAATCTTCCAGCAATGGAAGCGGAAGATACGTTAGACATATCTTCTCTTGCTAGTGGTCTACCACCAGCTTGTGAACCGTCATGTACGACAGCTGTATCTTTTGTTGTGTCTATTGTGACTTCGCCTTCGGCACCAGTAAATGATGAATGCTGACTTGTCGAGCCACGTCTTAATTTTAATAATTTTGCCATTTATAGGGTACCGAAATCGAGAGTTAAATTAGTTGTTGTTATTACGTTGGGTGCGATAGTTTGACCAGCTACAAGAGCTACAATTTCACTAGCTGTCTGATCTGCGGTGGCATTGCTCTCAATGGTGTCTAATTTTGCACCATCTACAGAAACATCTCTTCCGTCAACTGTTTGATTACCAGTAAATGAAATATTTCCAGAAAAAGTATTTGCTCCAGTACCAGCTAAGTTTCCTGTTGCAGTAACTCCACCTTGCCAGGAAGAACCGTTATAAATTCTTAACTCATTAGATGAGCTATTAAAATATAAATCTCCATCAGAAAGTGCATTACCCCCACCATCTGTTGTTGGGTTAGAAGCTGAAATTTGATATAAATCAGCGAAATTATTTACATCTGATATATTTCCAGCAACTGTATTGATATTGGTTGCATTAGAAACAGCTGAGTTTATATTTGACGCATTTGAAACGGCAGCATTAATATTCGATGCATTAGAAACTGCACTATTAATATTGCTTTGGTTATTTGCTACAGCAGTGATGTTGGAATTGTTTCCAGCTACAGCATCAATATTAGTTTTGTTTGCGTTAACTGCGTTTATGTTTGTAGCGTTAGATTGAACTGCATTTATGTTGGTTGCGTTTCCAGCTACGGCAGTAATATTTGAGTTATTTCCAGCTACTGCGTTTATATTTGTTGAGTTACCAGCTACAGCATTAATATTAGTTATGCTGTCAGATACTGTTTTTATAGGGTCATCTTTAACAGTGATGGTGTTACCCATTCCACTGTGGTTTGTACAGTAATACTGGAAGTTACTTGGTTGAGTTTCTGGAATCTTAATAGATATTTTTGCTCCAGATTGTCCTTGAGTACCAGTAACAGTTACGTTAGTTGAGTACTGTGAACTACCAGCGTAAAAACGTAATGGATGAGATCCAAGAGTATTAGAACTTAAGTCAAATGTATATGTCCAACCTTTGTATAAAGTTAAAGCTGGTTTAGATACACCATCAATAAAATAAGCTCCTCCAGCAGCAGTAACAGTAAAGGTTGCTTCATCTTCTAATATGTCTGCAACGATATCTAATGAACCATTGGAACTACCAGTAGTTACAGCATCACTTATAAGACCTAAGTCTTCTTGATAAGTAATCGCACCTGAGACAATAGCAATATCATTGAGAACAGCTTGGTTAGGGGAGATGACAGCCCAATTAGTCCCGTCATATACCCGTAAATTGTTATTGGAATTATCAAACCATAAGTCACCATCTTGCAGAGAACCACCATCGACTCTTTGAGTTGGGGCATTATTTGAAATTTGGTAAAGGTCTGCAAAGTTATTTATGTCAGCTACGTTTGCGCCAGCTGCTGCAATATTAGTTATGTTGCTTGCAATTGTTGTAACTTCAGTCGCTTTTGGAACTAACCTGTGAAAAGTATATGTATTAAGTGTTGAAGTAGATTCAACTAAAATTCCAAATCCTTGAGGTAAAACTGAAGGTACTCCAGTTACAGTTACCGTGCTATTTCCTACAGTTCCATTTGCAATAGTTACTGTAGTTCCGCTAGGAGTATAAGCCTGTGATAAAGCACCAATACTTAAAATAGCTGCTTGACCAGTTGAACCCTGTGGGTTTGTATTTGGAAAACTTTTCTCGTTAGCAATAACGGTAAATCCACCAACATCATCAACAAGGTCAATAATCCTGGCGTTGATAGCAGCTGTAGTTGCTACCTTTGCATCTGAGTTAGACCATGTAACTCCACTAGCAATAGTTTCTGAAGAATCCTGTCTAAGGAATAAAGCTTCAGCTTCTGTTTCTGTGTAATACCTACCGTCTAAGGCTCCGCCTGTAAGTTCAGTTTCTGTGAAATATCTGTTGTCTAACTGACCATTATTTAGCTCAGTTTCTGTATAGTATCTGCCGTCAGCAGCTCCACCAGTTATCTCAGCTTCTGTAAAATATAAACTATTTAACTGGCCACCATTTAATTCGGCCTCTGTGTAATATCTATTATCTAAAGTCCCAGCAGCTATTTCGTTAGTAGTTAATTTGTCTGACTGTAATAGTGTTTTTATTTCTGCTGCTGTTTGATCAGCAGTAGCTGCCGTCTCTATGTTTGATAACTTCGTTTTCTCCGCGTCAGTGTATGCGTTGGTATTTGAGTTACCCTCATAAAGAGTTTTGATCTCAGTAGCTGTTTGGTCATCTTTAGCATTGGTCTCGATAGTATCGAGTTTTGTACCATCTGCTGCTACATCTCTACCATCTACAGTACCACCAACAACAATGTTTCCACTTGTCTGTACAACTTGTGAACCAAAGTCTGGTGAAATTTTTGTACCGAGGATAGCTGCTGAGTTATTAATATCATCATTAACTATTGATCCATTAACTATGTTTGCTGAGTTAACGGTTATGCCACTAGGTAATGCACCTGTAGCAATCTTGCTTTGTGCTATAGCAGCACTTCCGCTAATGTCAGCATCAACTATAGTTCCGTCTTTAATTTTTGCTGAAGTTACAGCCTGATCTTTTATATCAGGAGTTCTTTGTAATTGATGTTGTTCTTGACTTGCAAGCCTGACCATATCGTGGCAAGCGTTCAAGTCCGCAGCTCTGATAGACGAACCAGCAGCAAATACGGCTGCTGCTGCTGCGCCTAGTGTAACTGTCGTACTAACTACTTTGTACTGACCAGATGATGGGTTTGTATTTGTTGTGTATGTAAGCGGAGATCCATCAATTTCAACTTTGATGTCTTCTGCTTTTATGTATTCAATTGAAAATGAGTAGGAGGTACTCCCACCATTTTTAAATTCTTCAGTTGTTGCCATCTTGATCCTTTAGGATTGATGGGTGGAT